GAGCTATCTATAGGCTGTAATATACTAGGGAAGTATCCCTGTAAGAAGCCTCAGAGAGTTCTTTATATTCAAGAAGAGATATGCTCAGGCGATCCTTGAATAACAGTTTGCATTATACGCCATCCAAGTCCCAGGGATTATACACAGTAGAACTAATCACCGCAGTAGCAAGTAGTCCACCCGCTGCTGTAACAGAACCATCCTTCTTAAGATTAGCTATCTCTATCTTAATACGTCTCAAGTCAGCTCGATTGCCGTGTATGGTTCGCAGTTGACTGATAATATTACTCTCTGAAATGTTCCCGCTCGTTTGGAGAATACCTATGATATCTTCACGAATATTGATAGGCTGACTTCCATCACCTACAGGACTCATTCTAAGATGATTCCTATTAAAGTGCAGATAGATAGGATAGACATCTTCAGGCGCGTTACGTGTCTTAACCCAGGAAAGCTTCAGTTTATCCTTAGTATCTGTCTCTTCAAGAAGAGCCAGAGTATCAGCCCATGATGCTATAACTGCGCCTCTAAAATCCATTGCGCCCTGAGTAACAACTTCGCCTTTATACGTTACGAAAGGCTTACGTAGGTGATGAACTATTATTACTGACACACCTAGTTCATTTATGATTCTATCCATTACACTGAATAGTTGAGCCATCTCAGTAGGGTCATTCTCACGCCGACCATGTATCTTATACAGAGGATCAAATATGACGACATCTATTTCATGCTGCATAATAAATGACTTAAGCTTTACTACTAGTACAGCATCTTCAAACGTGAAGCTAGTTGAACTCAGATGAAAGAACGTATCTGATAACTTGTAGAAGGACATAACCTTCTGAAGTCTAGCTTGATAGCTTTTCGGGCCTATCTCTTCTTGAATATAAAGAACTCTCTGAGGCTTCTTACAGGGATACTTCCCTAGTATATTACAGCCTATAGATAGCTCTTGTCCCATCTGTGTCACAATGACTGACTTTCCTATTCCAGGATGACCACCTACACAGAGACGGCTTTGTCTGGTTAGAATCCCTGATGAAATTATATCATTATCAGGAAATGTTAAAGCCAGAAATTGATTAGAAGTAAGAGGCTCAAACTTCAGTGACAAGGGGTAGAAGCTCCTTAGTTCTTGCCGTGGTTCAGACGAAGAATTAATTCTTCTCTATCGTTGACTTCAATCTCCGCATAGTCGGAAAAGTCGTGACCTCTTTCGGTCAGATAGTCAACAAGTGGCTTAGGCAGTACTACTGCAACGCTATGCCGCTTATGGCCTAATTGAAGAAGCTTGCGTCGGAAGATAACACTTAACATAACGAAATGAGAGGGTTGACGTTTATAAACGCCAGTGGTATAATAGCACATATCTAAAGAGTTGTCAAGTCTTTGTAGATACAAATTGAGAGAAGACATGAAAGAAGCTGACAGAGGAGACAAGAGGTTCGTCATTAATATCATGCGTGCTAGTCGCTATCCAGAAGAGGCTGCGTTGGATATGTTAGCAGACATAGAGACATGGTTTCGTAGAGCGCTTCCACACTATCGTAACTCATGGTCACTCAAGGCCAAAGCACAGGGTATCAGAGAGTATACGAAGGCTGTGTATGCTCTTACAGAAGAGTTCTTTGCAGATTGCGAAGATCAAGGTGTTAAGATTCCTCGGTCAGCTTTGACTGCTAAATCAGATATAGAATACATAATAGAAGGACGTTAATCTGGTTTCAAGTCCTTAATCGCATTGACAACTTGATCCGTATACTTCTGCATTTCTTTCTGCCACCATCCTACAGTTACATCACCTAGAGCATCATTGTCTGGATCATGAGGATTCGAATGAAGATATCGGTTACTGCTATTATTATTGCGGTTATTACGTCGTCTCCAGATAGTAATAATAATAGCAAACTGACCAGTTATTACAATACCTGCTAGACTTAAGATCGCAATAACAATCTGTATCTCTATCATATCAAAGAACTCTAATCTTAGAAAAAGCCCCCTGTAAGAGCACCACCACCAATAGGCGCGTTTGGCCCTCCTCCTCCTACTGTTATACTTCCTGCTGTCGATATAGAAGGAATTCCAAGTGATCCTGCAACAAGGATATCAAGCAATCCTGGTGGAAGATCAGGTACTATTGTCAATTCTCCAGTTGAGGTATCAAATTCGGTTTCCTTTACCAGGAATATTCTAAGCTTATCCAAGAACTTATTTGCTTGAGAACTAACCGCGATTGTCTGAATAGTAGGCATAAGAGCTAAGTCGTAGACATGAATTAGATCGCCTGCTCTTACTCTCCATAATTGCTCTCGTGCTCCAATACTATTAGAGATCATGCCAGTAATGCTTAACTGTGATGCTTGATGAGGTTTTCGGAATTCTTCAAGACGCACCTGAGAAATTAAACGAGCAAATCCCTCTATTGAATTACCTAACTCTGTCACTACATCTCTTTGATCGTAAAAAAGAGATTGCTCTAAAAGTGCTTCAGACTTATCAGTAAATTTAGCTAGTCCTGTAAACGCTTCTGTGAACCTAGTCCATACTCGAACAGCAAAGTCCTGCATTGACTTCTGTAACTCAATACCTCCACCACCAAGTTCTTTTATAGATACTAACCACTTAATACTAGTTTCGTCTCTTCTAGTAATATGTAGTCTATTACGTCCATACACTCCAATAACAACAGGTTGAACTTCCATACTAGATGCTGCATTCGGAGTTCCAGCCCAAAATGCGCCGAAGAAGCTTCCGTCAACGTAATCAGCTAGAGGGCCTTTTTTAAGCATTGCCGCATCAGAGAATAGTGAGAATGTTCCTGCAGGTTGTGCGGAGGCTGTAATAACTCTCAATTCTGCAGTAACAGCGTCACTAGGCGATGTGGCAGTTACAGAATTTCTTCCATAATTTGTAGAGGGAGTAACAAGATTAGTATCAAAGTCTATAAAGATGCTATCTTGATCAAACCAGTCTATTCTGATAACAAAAGATCTTCCTCCTGCAGGCAACTTATTATAGATAGAGAAAGTGTATTCTGTACTTGACTCAACAACGAAGCGTCTGTAGTTCGCAGCCACATTAGGTAAGGCAGTAAAATCTCCAGTATCATCTGAGGCAACAATGACTAGGCCTTCATTAGCACCAGCAGAAGATGGAAAATCTATTTGTGCTCCCTGATCTCCAAATTGGGGATCTGTAACCTGAGTCACAGTAATAGACGATATAGTTCCAAGCCATCCGTCTACATTTACCTCCACACTAGGATTTTTCACTAAATTCTCTATGGTTGTTAATCCAAATCCAGATAGTTTTGCCATAATGTCTTGTAGAGTTTCACCCTCGTATATCGCAGGTGCTAATTCTAACTCAGTATTCTCAATGAATAAAAAGTCCTTACTAACTTGTTTTGCATGTTCATCTACATTGATATTGGAGTTTCCCTGTAAAAGATCTGTAATAATTTTTCTACCCGTAATTTTGCGAGTGTCCCACGCATTCCGTTCAGAATAAATAGTTAAATCTTTTATAAGCAATCTTTTTTCTGCGTCTTCTGCCGATGACTCCGTAAATCCAAGGCCAATATTTACACCTATTGCTACAGCTTCAATACTATCTCCATCTGCTCCCAAATTCAGCTGTAATACAGAAGGATCTTCAGTTCCAGCATTACGACTAGATTCTAAAACCCATGTTCCACGAGCATGATCTGCGCTATATATCTCTAAAAAAGTTAAAGCTGAAAAAGAGGTTCTGTCCCAAGTAAACTTTATGCCGTGTATAGTCATAGGTTGAAAAAGTCTATCGTCAGCTAAGTTACTAACTCTAGGAAGCCGATAATACATTACTGCCTTATCGCCTATAACGTAACTTATGTTTTTCTTTGTACCAAATACGAAGAGAGCTTCACTAGCTTCTACAATAAATTTATTAATAAATCCAGCCCCTGAAAGAGAAATTTCATCTGATATACCTCCAGCTCCAACTGCAGGTTTGTTCCAAGCTGACATATTGTTATCATTAAACCAGGAATATAGAGTCTGATCAGCCATACTAGACCAATAACCTTCACACTCTAAATCAATACCGTAGTCTTTTAGCTGAATAGATGAAATACGGCCTTCCCACACAGGCTCATCAGCTTCATATATATTAATACCAAAGAATATAAATCGCTCGTACCACTCATAAGCTCGCATTCTAGGCAGTAATATTGATAAGGTACATGTTAGAAATCCACCTGGAAGACTAGTAGCGAATTTCAGATTAAAAACTCTATTTGTTAAGTTTTCGATAATAGGAGTGGGGAGATTAGCTCTGTCAGCTTTATCTGTTAAAACTACAGTTAAAGTATCCATTACACATACAGGAATCTAGGCATAATCTCAAATGAGACTTCCAGGTTTCTATTCTCAAGAAAGTTTCCAAATGGCTCATCGCCAGCAAGTTGATCATCTGGTTTGTCAACAAATAATACTGCTATCAGTCCAGGTTGATTAGGTTCTAATTTAAACCCTGTGCCGAATAGCGACATGTCTGACGAAGTAAGTAAGGTGCGCTTCACAGATGTACTACCATCTGGTGTAGTTAAATCTCTCACGATATATCCAGCTCCAAGTGAGATCTGATCTATTGTATCTATAACTAATGTCTCATTTTGCAGTAATGCATCCTCATCACTTGAAGAAGTGGGAGCAAACATAAAATAGCCTCCCTCTATAGGTAACAGATATAAAAACTCGTATACAACTAGAGGCGCAGCGATAGCAGTATCAGTTATATTGCTTATTACAAGTTTTGGTGTCAGACCATCTAACTTAACCCGCCCGCGTGATGTTACTCTGCCTGATTGTAAATTGGACAGAGCTATCTCAGGAGGCCAAGATAGTATACCACCATCCATCATATGAGAAATGAGACTCTGCTCGGTAGAAATATCTTTAACGGGATCACCTGTTAACGGAACCGTAGTAGTTAAAGTCTTACGCCTTAAGAAACTGGTTATGTCTTTCTGACTGGCAGAACCAATATAGGCTTTAAAGCTACCAAGTTGTTTATCTGGAAAAGGATACAGCCTAGGTAAGCTAGCAAAGAATCTATCTGTGACAGTAATATCTGCTGCAGCAGTTATAACTCTGATATCAGGAGGAGTAGAACCATAACTTGAGCCATTAGCGAAGTCTGGAATAAATTGTGATGCTCTCCAAAACAGAAACTGCTTCCACGGCTCTCTTCCAAATAATGCCCCAATACGTATTGGCCCTTTGCCTTCCGACTCTGTATTCTTAAGCATTACTCTGGATGTAGCAGGAACATCACCTGGGACATCGTATATATCAACCCAGAATACTTTACTAGAATCAGGAAAAGCACGAATGTCACGAGCGCCAACAAAAACTTTAGGGTTGTCTGTTACATCAGTAAATGACGCAAAGGTTCCAAAAGGTTTACCTGGAAGAACCATAACACTATCAATTTCAATATCTGTACTGCCTGTGCTCGGAGAAAACCAACCTATTTGAAATGTACCGCTCACAATACTAGATGTCTTTATGAACTGTCTCCATACATCTTGAGCACCAGCAGTAATCTCATTATCATCAGTATCATACTTAACTCTGATCTTCTTATTCGCTCCACCTTTTGATTTTACCCACAAGATTATGGTACTATCAACCTCTCCTGTAGGCATATTGACAGTCTGTGAGATATGCTTTGTCGCGGTAGGAGTAGCCTCTTTAAACAGTAAAGAGAATAACCCATGTTTAGGGTCAGTCGAAATAAGGCCAGAAGCTGTAGAGCTATCTAAGTCAGTTCCTATAGTCCATCCATTAGGTTTAGCAATTTGGCTTGTAATAGTTGGGCTGCCTACAACAGTTAAATCACGACCGTTACCTGACTTATCTAAAATAGGCCCAGAAGACTCATCAAAAGGCCAGACGGCACCAAAATCAGCTGCCTCTAAGCCCCAGTAATTCGGTGACATTATAGAGGAGGAAGAAACTAGACCCTTTATACCATAATAGTATACATAAACTAATTGATAAGGCAGTATCTGCTTCCCTGTAACAATAAAGCCTCCTGCTATCTTACCATCAAATCTAAGTGTATTATCGCTTCTAGAACCTATTGCGAGTTCACCAACAGGCACACGCATATCTCTGCCACTACCACTAGCAATCCTGATAAATCCTTCTACCTTATCATCAATCATTAAAACTGCAATAAGATCTGTGCCATTAACTGTAAACATTGCTACACTTATAAAGGTTGGTGTATTTAAAGATATAGCAGAGCTACTAGTAATCACATGGTCAGCAGCTGCAACATCAGTCCATGTAAACACTACCTTCTGTGAACTATTTAACTCAACTTTCCAAGAGGTAGTTGTATTACCGCATATCATTATGGTTTGCACAGATGCTGGAGCAGTATCCTGTTCTACCCAAATACCCGCTGAGAAAGCTACAGGTGTCCCAGTACCTGATAAAGAAGCTCCGCCAGTGTTTATAAGTCTTGTTCCTGAAGCACCTAAGTCAATAGTCTTTCCTGCATCTCTACCGCCTTCACCAGGATTCCACTCAAAGCCAGGATTAACTAAAAAGTTAGAAACCTTGATAGGGGTATCTAATCTGGCAAAAGGCTGACAGATTAAAGTTAATTTACAATCAAGTAAAATAGATGCACGACGAACAGTAGAACTAGATATACGACCAAGATCAAAGTCACCATCTAATACATCGAAGACTACTTCATCTGTAGCATTATCCAGCTTATAACGAAGCTCTACATTAGCTCCATGTATCTCTTTAGATTTCTTCTTCGCTAAGTCTATCATGCGTGTTATAGCACGTATATCAGATACTAGAGCATTATGGTCTGCAGCTTCAATCTTGAAGCCAATCTCTATCTCACGATTGCTATACTGTCTGTCTACAAGTCTTTCACCTTCACCAAGCAGTGGATCCCCACCAATTACTCTTCTAACTTCAGGAAGATTAATTTGTAATTGGTCAGCGAGCAGCGTATAATCTGAAGAAGATAATATAAAGTCTATAGTGTTAGTATCTTCTACAAGCTTAAGAATATTAGTCATTACCTTGCACTGAGTCTCCTTGATTTTATAGTAGTATTTGTCTTACGACCAAGAGTACGATTAATAGTATCTGTTAACTTATTGAGGTCTGATATCTGGTTAACATCAACCCTTTTTATATTAATCATAATAGTTAATGCTTCTCGCCCTGATGATAGTCTTCTATTTGGTGGTATTACTTCTTCACCACCATGCACTACAGCTAATTGAGGCTTTCCCGTTGGCCCTGGAACTACTCCACCAAACTGGAAGCCTAATCCGATTGATTCAAAGAATTCCTTATCAGCTTCGGGAAAGAAGAATTTGATAAATGCTCTCTGGAATGCTCGTCTCTCTGCGAGAATGAAATCAACCGTTCCTGATGTTGGTGGAACCTTGAGCTTTGCTGCCTCCTGAAGCTGTGGAATTAAGGTGTCTCTAATAAAGTCAGCATCCTTAATTGTCTGAAGTGCTTGCTTCTCTCTAGCACCCAGAATATCCAACTCAGCCTGAAGTTGCAATTCCTTGGCATTTATTATATTGTTGTGTACTCTCTCATTTTCTTCTATAGCAACATCAGCAGTCTTACGAAGTTCCCGAATATCATCTCTTGATCTCTCTTGTGCTGCTCGCTGTGCTGCCCGTGTTACCTTATTAATAGCATCAATCTGATTTTCTGTTGATCTTTGAGCCTGTCTTATTTCTTCATCTGCTGTCTCACGAGCGAGTTTCTCTCGTTCCTTTGATTCATCCCTGGCAGCCTCAATAGCACTATCTCTAGCTTCTTCGATTCTCTCAATAAGTTTACCAATTTTCTCAATCTGATCTTCTATTGAGTCTAAGGTCTTTCCTCGTGCCTTTATTTCTTTGTCTGTAGCCTTAGCTTGAGCATCAAGACCAGCTATACGCGCTCTGATAATAGACTGTTCCTCTGTTGTATCTACACCAAGGCGTCGAGCTTCGCTCTCCAGAAAAGCTAACTCAGCTTCTGCTCTAATCTTTTCTGATATAATCTCAGCGCGTCTAGAACGTAATTCTGATAGAACATTTTCTAAATCTCGCTCCTGGTCTTTTAGTTTATCTATTCTCTCCTTATTAACATCTATTTCTTTTTCGGCACCATCGCGGATAACATCAAGCTGATCATCCAGACGATCCCGTATAATATCCAATCTTTCATCAAGCGATTCTCTGATAGCTCTAGTCTGTTCTTCAAGAGCATCCTGAATAACTCGCGTCTGAGCACGCTGTCCATCACGAATACCATCAAGTTCATTCTGAAGAGATTTTTGTCTTGCACTTACCTGAGTATCTAATTCGGCCCTGATTATTTCAGTCTGATCATCCATACTTTGTATTATGGTAGATCTAACAGTAGCAAAACTGCTTTCAAGTCCCTCACGATCTATTTCGAATGACAGTTCAATAGCTTCTAATTCAGATTCACGTTGTAAAGCATCCTTAAATTCACGGATGTCTGTGCGGACACTTTCTTCTAATCCCTGTATTGCAGTCCGTATTTGTGACTCATCAAAGTCAATTCGTGGAACTATTAGCTCTATTGGAGCAGGTAATCCTAACCTTCCAGATTCCCCAAAACCAAAAGCTTCAGCAGCAGCATCACCGAAGGCTACTGCTCCCTTAGCAGCAAACTCAAAAGCACTTCCGACTCTTCTGAAAAATCCATCACTGTCTTCTGCATCTTTCCTTAACCGATCAAAAGTTTCTGATAAATTAATACCTTCATCTGAAAGTTCAGCGAAGGCTACCCGAAGAAGTCTTGTCTCGCCTTGAGACTCTGCAAACGCTTCACGCATTTCAGTAACTTTTTCAGTAATGCGTTCTGTAACTGACGCACCATCTGAAAAAGATTGTGTTAGTTTGTCAAGTAGAACAGATCCAAGTGCTGCGGCAAGCGCAACTGAAACAGTAATAAGATTAAGAAACTTGAATCCAGTAAACAATACAGCAAAGCCAAGACCGAACATCGCCTGTGAAAGCCGTCCAGCTGCCAGCTGTGTTAGAGAGAAACTTAACAGAAGACCTTGGCCGGCCTTCTGAGTTGAACTAAGTTCTTTACGAAGACCTTCAGCTTCTTGTGCTTGCCGTAACTGTATTCGGAGAGTACCAATCTGGTTACCAAGAGCCTTTGTTCCTTCTACTCCCGCCTGAAGTGTTGGCCGTAATGCTGCTATCCTTTGATCAAATTCCTCAAGAGAATCACTAGAGGCTCTTCCAGTAACACCTACCGCTGTTAGGTCTTGAGATAATACAGAGAACTCATTAGCTATCTCTGCAGTAATGGCACCAGTTTTAACAGCGCCAGCTGTATACGTCTTTAATGTTTGGCCCGCATTGATTAGAGCTTGATTGACAGCTTGAACACTACCAATAAACTTAGGGCTAAAGCCTTGACTAAGGATATTAGCAAGTTTCTCACCCTCTGCCCCTACTAATTTTGCCGTGCCAGCAAATTGTCCAGCCGCATTACGCAACTGGACAAATTTTGCAGTGGTATTTGACAGGGCACGGGAGGCTGCTTCTATACCTTGAAGATTAGCCTTAGTCTGAACTTCAAGACTAACAACTAAATTTTCGCCAGCACCTCCGCTATCTTGAACCATAACAGATTACTTAGGCCTTCCCCACTGCATTTCAGAATCAAAGGATTCGTCAGGCATTGAGCCTATTTCATGTACTGCACTCTGATCTCTCTGCTCCTGAGCTACTCTCAGGTAGCTTCGGAGCCAGCCGGAGGGGAGTCCGAAAAGAGTCCCAAGGTCGAAAGAGAACTTTGGAAGAAGGAAGAGTTCTCTCGTAAAAAATCAGAGACACTCACCATCTCTTTCGTGTCAAGCATACCAGTAACTAGAGTAAGCTTATGATATACTTTACGTGGTAACTCACCCAATTGATCTTCTGTCAGATTAGGTTCCTCTAACCTGTAAAGTGTATTCCAGAAGTCAAATGTAATAGTGTCTATCTTGGCTTTCTCTGGATCTGCACCATCAGAACGTATAGCCTTCTTGCGTAAGTCCTGGAACTGCGCCCCTGTGATTTCTCGCTTGAGGGTATAGGTAACACCCTCCAATTCTACAGAGACAGTATCTGTATCTTCCTGAATCTCCATCTTGCTCTCCTTTCGTAGTTTACTAGGAGACACCAATTGATTATTAGCTGATGGCTCTTGTTAGCTGTGATGCACCACTCATTCTAACTCGGACAGTTACAAGACTTCCTCTAGGAGAAGTAATCGGGAATCCGGCAAGGAATACACTGCCTGAGTATTTCGGCGCGGTCTGTGTAGGTGGAGATGCAAACTTGTTAGGGTAAAACTCAAAGGCTCTCTTGTCAAAGAGACTCGTCATAGTAGGCCCACCCAAGAATGTCTCCGTTAGACCATTCGCAGTAGGATCGTAGAACGCTGAGTAGTCGATACTGAATGTACCATCAATCAGCGTAAACTCTCGCCAGTCTACCCCAAAGCCAGTTCCATCCTCGTTATTCAGTTCCAGGTTAAGAGTAATCTCATTACCCTCTCCTGTAACATCTATAACACCACCTGCAGCAGATTCTTCGATTCTGAAGTCTGCGTTCTTACCGACGATTCTTACTGCGGCCATTCACTCTCCTCCTTATGCTGGTCTGATATTAGTCGATACTACGATGATGCCAAGTGTCTCAGGGCCACTAACAAGATTTATCCTGATTCTATGGAATCGTTTACCAGCATCTACTGTGTCCTCTCTATAATCTGCCGATATGCCAGCGAAAAGTGGAAACAAACTTGAAGTTGCATATGGGCCACCAGTTGCAACCGAGTCTTCTAAGTCAAGAACAACATTAGTAGAACCTGTCTTCTTATAGACACAATAGGCTACAGCTGTTCCAAGTGAGTTAGTTATCGTTCCACCTGTTCCACCAGTTGTTACATTAACAGGAATGGTAAGCGTAGTAGCCCCTGTACGTGTTGCTATATGTGTTCCATTAATGTCAGGCACAGCAGTAATGTGACCTTCAATCGTAACTGTCTGCCCTGTCTTAATTCCATGCGGTGTTGCTGTTGTAATAACAGTAGGGTTAGCAATACTTGAAGAAGTGATAGCGGCATTGATTCCAACATCTATACCAGTTGTTGGAACAGGAAGGAAGTTATCTCCTGTGCTAAACGACGCTTCTGTCTGTGCTATAATCAATCCTGCGCGGAGACTTTGAGCACCCTGGAATCTACCTCTAAGTCTTTGAAGACCACTACGAGGAGCAGAGATAGCTAAACTACCTAAAATACTATCCATAAAGAAAGCTTTGTCACCTGCCACAGCCGTGTTATTTGGGACAAAGATGAGAGGTACAATAGGATCTGATTTAAATACATTACCACCATCAGCCTGAAATGTATTAATATAGGCTGCATCTGTTACAAGGTCACTTGTATCATCAGGCGGTCTTGTTGAATCCATGAAGGCATTAATACCCATAGACACTGTTCCATCAATGAGTTCAAACTCTTGCCAGTCCACACCGAAAGCAGTAGCTTCCTCAGTATTTAATTCCATAGTGTTCTCCATCTCGAAGGCACGAAGATAGAGAGCAATATCGTTTACATACATTCTAGCATTCTTACCAACGATTCTGGTAGCAGCCATTACGAATTACCCCCAATAAGTATCTGTATATCTTTCCTGACTTCTCGTGGTAATGTTGATGCTATCTTATCTCTGATTATTCTAGCACCACGAGACAAAAACGGATTAGCTGGTTGGCCTCTGACTTTACGTGTCCGAATCCATTTACCTTCTTTAAAGAAGACCATGACTAATCTGTTTCTTGGTACAAACGCCTGTCCTGTAGGCCCAAATTCTCCTGTACCTTTATGTACCCATTGTGCATGAGGAGCTGTAGCTACAAGATTACCTATAATACTATCACCCTTGTCTTGTATATCAATATCAATACTAGAAGCAAGTCGCTCAGTCTCACCAACTGGAGCTTCTGTCCTAACTCGTTCTACAGATTCTTCCATCCTTTTACGAGCAAAGAACTTACTGCCCCTTACTATTCTGTTATGATTGACAGCCCGAAGACGCCGTTGAGCTTCATCAAATCCCTGTACTGTCACTACCATCTCAACTACCATGTTATTCTGCCAGAGTCACTGAATGCTGTTGTCTTACTCGGACAAGGATACTCAGAGTATAGTGAGTTACAGTGCTATCTTCACCAATCACTACGCCTAAGTTATCGCCTCTCACAATACTTGCCCACTCTATTTTACTGGCTGAACCAGCACCCTTACCTAAATAGATATTCTTCTCGATAAGGTCAACGAGAGTATCTCGTGCCTTAAGAAGAATATCGACATCTTCTTCGATATGTGTACTGTATGGAACATAGATATCAGTAAACAAGTCCCACTCGATACCATAAACACCACCAAATGCTTCATCATCTGATGTAAAGCCACCAACACGGATAACAACTGCCACATCACCTGTATCAGCGATCTCATCAAAGTTATGTCTGGATACACTATTCTTGAAGGTCGCATTAGCATTAAGAAGAGCGAATAAGTCATCTACTAGTTCCTTATATCCGGCCACTTCAAGGCAGTTCCTTTATCACGCGAGAGCTGCGAAGTCTACCTGGGTGCCTGAATCCATCTCTGACAAACGCAGGCTGCACTTTGTCAGTATCTGTAGAAAGAGTCTCCTTATCATCGTGACTAACACCTGTAATAACAGATAGAGTCTCACGAGTACGGACTACACCAAGTCTATCAAGAGCAGTGCCTTCACAAATATCCTGTAGAGTTATAAACTCGTTCTTAAGAACTCGCCACCTGCTGCTACCTCTAGGATTATGTTGTAAGCCAGGATGTGAGAGTTCAAGTCTGTATGATGTTCCTAGAGCTGCGAACCATGCTAGATACTTTTTAGCAGTTACAGGATAGTCAGCAATAGCTGTAGAGAATCCACAACCTGCTAGCCACGCAAACATCTCTGCCTCTGCCTCATCCAGAGCTTCTTCTACCTGTTCAAGTGATGGCGTAGTCGTAGAAGTAAAGGTTCCACCTTTAATCAGATGGCGTTCTAACATAGTAACCATCTTTAGCACATCACCGCTGACATCTTCAAATTGAGCCATTAGACAATCACCGATGCGCCAACTGAGTAAGTCATGCTGTCGGTATCTGCAACAGCCATCTTAAACCGCCAAGTAGCAGGCAGAATATCATTTGCTATATCTGCTGCCGCTGTAGCACCAGGAAAGACTCTCAGAATGAATGTTCCAGTAGCTGCAATTGCAGTACCAGTTAAGATAGTATAGAACTTACCTGAAACAGGGTCTTTACCTTCAATTGAAGGTGTAATTGATGCTAAGGCAGGATCAAGTGTTACATCAATGGTAAGATGTATACCTCTTCCTTTAGTATTAGTATTCTCAACAAGCTGTTCTGTTGTGCGAGCAGCGGAAGGCAGAATTTCGAGGTCTTTATTATCGAAGGACATATTACTCTGTTCCTAACTCTATTGTCTCAGCAGTATCTACAGTATCTACTGTGATGTTAGGTGGCCTTACATCTACAAACTCGTATCCGCATGGACACTTCATTGTGACGCCATCCTTGTGCTCAAAGACCTCATGAAGCTTAGGTCTATTACACTGAGAGCAATGATGTTCCTTAGAGTCTAACTTCTTAGACTTCGCTTTAGTTTCTGTCTTTTTCACAGGTGGCATTATTTAAGACTCACTCTAGTCTTTCCGCCACACACATTACAGTTATAAATAGCCCATTCAATACTGTTGATAGGCTGCTGTATATGAGCAGTTCCCTTATTACAAGTCATACAAGGCAACATTCGTCCAGATGGTTTGGATGACGCTTCAGCATCTGCAGGAAGATTAGCCTTACCACGAATACGCTTACCAGTCTCTTCGTTCTCGTAGTACCCACCACCTGTATGTATCCAGCCCATTATGTCCTCCTTCTTACCAAACTAGCGGCCCATAGAGAGCCGCTAGCAATGCTGGCTGCGGCCTTAGCCGCGTTTAGTCTATAGTTTATGTTGCGACGTATGTAGATGTCTTTACAAAGTCTATAGGAACAACGTAAGTAACTAGAACACGAAGCTCCCCTGTTGTAGCTGCAGTACCTACCAGAGTAACTATAGCCGTAACCTTTGTCGCTGCAGATCGGTATGTATTACGAAGGTTGGCGGCCTGTGTGAGATAAGCACCTGCAATACCATGTGCGTCCATTGTCTCGAAGCTCAGGATTTGATTAGCAAGTAGATCTGTAGCCTTCAAGTTTACATTATCATAGAAACCGTTTGGGTCTTCGGTGTCGCCAAGAAGCAGAACTGCTGATGTACCAGCGTTCCATAGAGCAATAGCTTGAACTCGGATGTCCTGAATAGTCGCACCCGCAGGAATATCAATCGGAACCATCGTGAAGACACCAGCAATACCACCCCCACCATCATCATCAAACTTCAGAACACGCTCTTCGGTGATAGCAACAACACCAACGTTAGTCTGGAAGCCACCATCTGCCTGATGTATTCCTTGTGTCCTACCTGCAATCCCCTTAGCCATATTTTACTCTCCCTAACCCTGATTCTGAGCTAGCGTCTGTTGTCGAATTTCCTCAAGTGTTGGCTCTGTTCCTGCACCCACACCTGCTGGCACTGGCTTCGCTGTCTTATCTGGAGGAATCTCAACTCCAGGCTCGATTGGACACTGTTCCTCATGATAGCGAATGAATGAGCTGGATACAAACCGCTTACCACATCGAAGGCAGTCTATTAGACCATTACCGTCATGAGGCTTTATATATCCGATGTTGATAAGAGATTGGTCATTCTTCATCATACCAGTCTCTATCCTGACATACTCACCGCGTTCCAGATGACGGTAATGGT